ATTAGGCGTTGATGTAGCTAGAGTTAAAGGTGTTTCTGTTCCATTAAAAAGACGCTTGGCAGAACAAGCAGCCATTGGCGGTGTACAAGCTGGTGTTAAAGCAACGCCAGAGACCGAAGGTATGTACAAAAAAGCGGGTGCTAGAGGTGCTTTAGGCATGGCCACAGGCGCAGCGGGTGAAGCTGGCGCAACGGTGATTGGCAAACAATTAGAAAAGCTCGGTGATTTATCAGAATCTCGCCGTATGTTAGTCAATATTGCCGACAAATATGGCATTAAATTGACTCCTGGCGAAATTACAGGAAATCCAACATTTAAAGCAGCCGACAGATTATTTAGTTATATTCCGTTTACTGCTGGCCAAGTTAAAAAAATTAACGAAACTAATGAAGATAAGATTGCAGAAGTAGCCCTAAAAGCCATGGGTTATAACGGCAAAGAAATCAACGAACAAGTCTTAGGTTTAGCAAAAGACGCTTTAAAATCCCGTTATGACGATGTTTTAAAAGATACTGTTGTCACTTTTGACAAGCAATTGCAAAAAGATTTGCTCAATATTGCCAGCGAAAACTTTATTACCACCACTTTTCAAAATGTGCCTAAAGCGCAAAAACTCATTGGTTTGTTAAAAGGCGTTGAAGGTAATATTTCTGGAGAAGAATATAACCAAATTCGTTCCATTATTGGTCAATACGCAGCTGAATCGTCTGATGATGCCGTAGCTAGCTTGCTCTATAGCTTACAACGCGCAGTCGATAAATCAGCTGAAAGAACTGTCAAACCCGCTGGATTTACAGAAGAATATACAACTTTCATGTCGGAAAGAATGCGCAAATTAGCGGCAGAAGAAGGCAAAGAAAAGACTAAAGCAATTGTTGATAACCTCAAAGCCTTGCGTAAACAATATACCGTTTATCAAGATGTATATGATGCTGCTCGCCATAAAGGTTTAACACCTGATGGTGGCTTGTCGATTGCCAAGCTGTATGACTCAGTAAACCGCAGACGGCCACAAGTTTTTCAAGCACAAAAGCCAGGGCGCGAGATGTTGCCAACCGAAGAATTGGCTCTTTTGCAAAAAGTTAAAGGCGAACCTCTATCAGCAGCTACTGGCGCAAAGATTATTCCAGCGGTAGTGGGTTATGGCGCGCCTAGTGCTGGTTTATTGTTTGGTGGCCCATTGGGCGCGGCTGGAGTGCTTGCTGGCAATAGAGCGGCACAAGCAGCTTTGTATTCAGATGCCGTTAAAAAAGCGTTGTTACAAGGAATTGATCCTAAATCCATTTTAGGAGTATTAACGAATCCTGAGTTGGCTAGAGCCTTGGGATTAAGCATGGGCTTACCATTTGCAAACAAAGTAGGCGGACAATGAGCAAGAAATCAAAAGGCGTAAATCCCGAGTTAGAAGCAGCCGTCAACGCTTTACTGGTACAAGTCATGGCTGATGACTCTTATTCGCTTACAGACAAGTGTAAGGTGATTGACCGCGCCGTTAATATTGAGAAACTTAAGCAAAAAATAAGTGATGACGAATGGGGTAGTGGCTTTATTGCAGTAGATGATGATGAGGGTTAAACTATGAATTGTTTAACTTTTACGGGGATCAATTATGGATGCAATCACTCTTATTCGCCTAGCGTTAAAAATCATCTCAGACCGCTTGATTACGATACTGGCTCTCATAGCGTCCAGCGTCATGTGCGGCTGGACAATGTGGAATCCCATGTGGGAAAGGGTGACAACACTAGCCATATTCGTAGTATTTTGTTACCTTATAGTCAATGTCAAAGAAAGGACAAAACATGAGCCTCAAACCGAAAACAACGGGTAGCCAAGGCAGTCAACCCCATAAAAGACCTACCGAATACAATCAACAGATTGCTAAGTCTGTACGCCCACAGTTGCCTCGTGATGGCTCTATTGGCGGTATCAACACTTCATTAACTGGAAAGATGCCAGCAGGATATGTTTCTGTTTGGAATTTTGCTGGTAACAACAACACCAAAGATTCTGCTACTACCAAGCCAGAAAAAGGTAGAAAGGTAACGAATGGCAAATAATATTGCTTTTCAACCAATGGGGAAAACCGTTAAGGTTGCTGCCGTAGGTCCTGCAAATACACAATCTAATGTGTTTACGATTACTGCTGATAGCCCTGTTAATCAGTATTACATTAGTAACGCTGATGTGAACGCAGCAGTTTATGTATGGATTAACCCTACTAGCACATTCAATGTCGCATTGCCTGACAATGGTCCTGGCTATGTCATTGCATTGCCACCATACGCTTATAAAGTGATCACAGGACCACAAGTTAACTCTAGTGCAAATGTGTATGCAAAAGTAATCGGTGATGCTGCCAACGCATCTGTTTATGTAACTCCAGGAGAAGGTTTATGAGCTCTATTAAAGAAAAATTGCAAGCTGATTTAGATGCAGCAAAACAGCGTGTAACAGATTTGGAACAACAAATTGCTAGTATTCCAGCGGAAATTGAACACCTTGCTGAAGAAGCATGGGATAAGGTAAAAGATTTCTTTAAAGGTCTATAAGGGGATAGAACCTAAATAATGAGGAAATCGTGCCAGATGAATTTGGGTTTTTGGCAGGTGCAAAGGGGATAAGCGAAGGATATAAAAGCGGTAAAGAAGCTGGCAAGATTATTGGAGCAAGCATTGAAGATGCCCAAAAAGAAGCCATTTCTGTAGCGCAGAAACAAGCCCAAGATCGTATTAGGGCAAGACGAGAAGCAGAGTTAAAGAAGGAAAGAGCGCTGATTAAAGCGCTTGAGGAGTGGAAACGAAAGAAACAGATCTCCGATGAAGAAGCAAGGTTGAAGATTGACTTTGTAAAGAAGTATGGTGCTAAAGAGTGGGATGCGGTATTGAAGATCAAGTTAGATATTGAGAACCTTCAGAGAAAAGACAATGAAGAATATCAACATGATCTCAAAGAAGTACGCAGAGTAATGTTTTATTGTTTTGCTTTAGCTGCGGTTATTGCATGGTATTTAACATGGGGTTATAAATGGTGAAGTTTTTAAAAGACATATTTACTGAAGATTGCGGAGAGATGTTCTGCATGGCACGGTTTTTAGCATTTATTGCAATTTCTACTTTTGCTATCTGCGCCATCATTCATGTCATGAACAATCCAACACTAGACTTAAACCAGTTAGGCATTGGTTTAGCTGCTACCTTAACTGGTGGCGGTGCTGTGATCGGTGCTAAAGCTGCTACTCAAGTTCCTAAAACCAATGTTCCCCCTACCAATTAGTACTTATCTCTACATTGCTATTGCGCTAGGCACGGCTTTTATTACGCATCGTGTTGACGGTTATTACGAGGAAAAAGCCAAAGTAGAAGCCGTAGAACACGCTATTGCAGAGCAGACTAAGGTAGTGCAAGATCAAGCTGCCGTATCAATCCAAACACAAAAGGATAAAGATGAATTGGAAACTCGCTATAACGCTCTTATTGCTCAGTCTAGGGGGATGCGGAACAACTCAGACCTTTCAACAGGTCAATCCACCACCCCTACAGTACCAAGTCAAGGATTCAGATTACTTGAACCAGATGTCGAAGTTCTTATCGGGTTTGCAAGACAGTGCCAAATCTCAGAAATAGAGCGTAACGATGTCATTAACAAATACAACTCTCTCATGGTGAAATAATGGAATATTCAAAAGATGGTTTACATCTCACAGAACATTTTGAAGGTTGCAGACTTAGTGCCTACCCCGATCCTGGTAGTGGGGGTGATCCTTGGACTATTGGCTATGGTCATACTGGTCCTGAAGTGGTTGACGGATTGGTCATAACCCAAGAACAAGCTGAAGAATACTTACGCCAAGATGTTAAAAAGGCAGAAGCCGATGTCAACGCTAAAGTTACTGTGGAGCTAACCCAAGATGAATTTGACGCACTTGTTGATTTTGCTTTCAATTGTGGTTGCGGTAATCTTAACCACTCCACACTCCTAAAGAAAGTTAACGCTGGAGATTTTGAAGGCGCTGCTGAAGAATTTTTAAAATGGGATATGGCTGCTGGTCATCACATGGCTGGTTTACTCAAACGCAGACAAGCGGAGGAGTTAGAGTTCATGAAAGGATTTGGCAATGCCACTAGCTAAAGGAAGTTCTAAGAAAACCGTATCTCGCAACATTAGCAAGATGGTTCGAGAAGGTTACCCACAAAAGCAAGCTGTAGCAGCAGCACTCTCTACTGCGAGAAAGGCTAAGAAAAGTGGCAGAGCGAAAAAGAGGTCCTAACCTTTCCGTCGGTCGCGGAGAAAAGCTTTCAGTATCCCAAGGCGGTGGACTAACCACAAAAGGCCGAAGGAAATACAACCGAGCAACAGGAAGCAAATTAAAAGCACCAACAAAATCAGGGCCACGGCATAAATCATTTTGTGCTCGCTCTAAAAATTGGAAGGGTGAACGCGGTAAAGCCGCAAGACGCAGATGGGGGTGCAGATGAAACCGGGACTTTATGCCAATATCCACAAAAAGCGTGAGCGTATCCGTAAAGGGTCAGGCGAGCGCATGAGAACGCCAAGCGCAAAAGGCGCGCCCACCGCAG